TTCCACCTGTTCCAGGTAAAATAATGTCTACAATATAGTAGTCACCCATACCGAGCTTCGACTCGGTTGACTGGTATTTAGTAATCTCAGCGTCACCGCTTTCATCATCGTCATAGACCAAATTAGAGTTCATCTTGTGCCAAAGCTTACGCTCTTGCACAATGCCCTGCGCATTGCCTGACCGAAACGTCGTAGTCTTGTCATACTTGAGTGAGACACGGGTAGGATCAACTGGGGCAGTGAGATAGTCATCCCAATCCTTGCCCTGCTGACCACGAAATAGCTGATCTTGAAGTGATGCCAAGGCACCAGTGGAATTATTGATATTTAGATTCAGCCACAAACGGCTTATTCCATTGGAGGTGTCCACATAGAAATTCTCGGGGTTGATAGGTGACGTAGATGCCACCTGTGGAAAAACTCCTTTGGTAGTGAAGCATATGCGTCTCCAGAACCATGGGAGACCGGAACTTGTTTGAAGGCGAAGATGTTCGGACAATCCACGCATGTAACAAGTTGTTGCAGTGCGAGCAGCCTGATCCACAATAGTGTTGTAATTGGACGCGGTGAAAAGGGTCTGAGCAGTAGGAACCCAAAGACAGAGCGCGCCAGTGGCACCCGAGACGGTGAGAGGACTGGGTGCAACAGTCTGTGATGCGCCGGCACCATTGGTGTTAGAATAAGCAAGCATGGTGTTACGCTTTTTCCTTGACGTCACATTCAAAATGGACTTTCGGGTTGTGCGTGAGGGTTTTTTGCGATAGGTCCGCTTCCTGACGGTGGAGCGACGGCGCGTCTTGGCTGGTGCCTTGCGCCTGTATGTACGCTTTCTGGCGTAGCGTGTGCGGATCATTTTGGTTGGGAAAGCACGGACTGCGTCTTAGCGAATGAATAACCTTGCAACCGAAATTGTGTTGAGGTGGGGCGGACATTTCTGGTGTCCGAAGTCCGAGGAGCTCGGGTACTTATAGTCGGGGTGTGTCCTGTGTCCTGGGCTATAACATTAGTTTGCCCAGGACTTCGAAGAACACATTTTTTGATCACATGTCTTTTGCTGTCAACAGTCGATATGTCCTCCTCACCTACGCTCAATGTGGAGACCTCGATGGTTTCCTCGTTATGGACTGCATTTCATCGCTGGGAGGCGAGTGTATCGTGGCAAGAGAAAGTCACGAGGATGGGGGAGTTCACCTCCACGTGTTTTGCGATTTCGGACGGAAGTTTCGAAGTAGAAAAGCTGATGTATTCGATGTGGGAGGTTTCCACCCAAACATCACGCCTTCTCGAGGAACACCGGAGAAGGGATACGACTATACGATCAAGGATGGAGACGTCATCTGCGGGGGACTGGCTCGTCCAGAGGGGAAGAGCGGAGGTGGAGATGGCTCGGTTGTATCTCGGTGGACTGAGATTACAAGTGCAGGAAGTAGAGAGGAGTTTTGGGAACTGGTGCACCGCTTGGATCCCAAAAGTGCAGCATGCTCTTTCACATCGCTGGCCAAGTACGCCGACTGGAAATTTGCTGTTGACCCTCCCTGTTATGAGTCACCACCCGGAATTGAATTCATTGGTGGAGACGTGGACGGAAGAGATGATTGGATATCACAATCTGGTGTGGGAAGTGGAGAACCACTCATAGGTGAGTTGTCGTGCCCGTCGTAGGGTCATACTCCGGGGCGCGCCTCCCTCCCTTCGGGGGGACCCTCACGTCACCCTCCGTCTGAGCCCCTACTCGAGGGCGGTCTTATCATATCTCAGCTAGGGTGGTGGCTGACTGGTTTAGGCAGATGTATGTCAATCTGTGTATATGGAGCTTCCCGAACCGGAAAGACTTTGTGGGCTAGATCTCTTGGCCCACATATCTATTGCGTCGGACTGGTGTCCGGAGATGAGTGTCTCAAGTGTGGAGACGTGGAATATGCCGTGTTTGATGACCTCAGAGGAGGGATTAAGTTTTTCCCTAGTTTCAAGGAATGGTTGGGATGTCAAGCATGGGTTACTGTGAAATGTCTTTACAGGGAGCCTAAGTTGGTCAAGTGGGGTAAGCCAAGCATTTGGCTGAGCAACACTGACCCTAGGCATGAAATGTCACCGGAGGATGTTCATTGGATGAATGCAAATTGTATTTTTGTGGCTGTAGACAGCCCTATCTTTCGTGCCAATACAGAGTAGATGTAGATCTCAACTGAAGAAGATCGGATGATGTTCCACCTGTTCCAGGTAAAATAATGTCTACAATATAGTAGTCACCCATACCGAGCTTCGACTCGGTTGACTGGTATTTAGTAATCTCAGCGTCACCGCTTTCATCATCGTCATAGACCAA